AGGTTGGCAGGCTGCGCACCCAAGGACGATTGCACAATCCCCAGGCGCTGCAAGCCGATGTTGCGGATGGCATCCATCTGCTGCTGCTCCAATGCTTGACGCGCACCGCCTGCACCCATCACAGCCTGTGCACCGCCAAGGCGCAAAGCCTGCTGCTGTGCGGCTAAACCGCCAAGCTGGTTGGCACCGCGCAATCGCAAGTCAGCGCCTGAGATGCCAGCCGCTTGGTTGGCTGCCTGCGCTTGCTGCTGGCGTGCCAAGTCGGCTGCCTGCAACTGCACCGCTTGGTTGAAGGCGTTCTCGTTCAGTTGCGTGCCAAGTGTCGCGGCCTGCTTGGCAAACCCTTGGTTGGTCAAAGCCTCTGCGACACCTTGGCGTGATCCACCAAAGGCTCGGGCCTGTGCGGCACGCTCACCCGTTTGCTGGATGGCAGAGCGCCGTGCTGACTCCAAGTCACCCAAGGCGTTTTCTCGCACCATGCTGGTGTAGGGGTTCATGTAGGAACCGATGGAGCCTGCACCCGTCATGCCAAGGTTGGCCTGAAGTGTTTGCTGTTGCATGGGCTGATACATACCACCAGCAGCGGCCATCTGAGCCGCGAGGTCAGTGCCAGCAATGCCGGGGCCAGCCAAGGCCGTGTTGACCAAAGCCTCCTCGCCAGCCTGGTACATGGGGTTCAAGCCTGCAAACTGCTGCGTAGGCAATGCGCCAGCCACGTTGCGTGCGTTGGCAAAGTTTGCAAGGAATGCTTCCTTGACATCTGGATCGATGTTCACACCGCTGGTGCTTGTGCCGCCTTTTGACATTTTTGCTCTCCTTTAACCGAGTAAAGATTTCATTTTCTTGGCAGGTACTTTGCCATCGTTGATCATGTCCAGCAATCCTTTGCCGTACTTCTTGACCGCTGATTTTTTGATGACGTATTCGCCACGCTGGATGTTGATCTGGCCCTCATCAGGACCATCAGGGTCTGGGCCAAACATGGCCGTGACCAAGCCGCCGTGTGCAAATGCGGCATCACCTGGAGCACCAGTGCCTGGGCCACCGCCAGTGTTGCCTGCTGCATCGCCACCTTGACCTCCAGGGCTTCCCTCATCCCCGCCAGATGCCCCACCAGCGCCCCCCTCATTGGGCACCACCAATCCCGTTGTCGGGTCAACCTTCTCACCAAGCAGTACGTTGTAAACGCCGGGGTTGTAGCCGCCCAAAGCCACGTTGGCCAAGGTGTCGGCATACGGGTTTCGGAATGCCTGAGTCTGCTGCGTCAGCAGGCCGTAGGGGCTGACAGTGCCTGTGAACTGCGCACCGGGTGCAGTTGCTTGGTATGCAGCCAATTGGCGCTGCAAGGCTGCGTCTGGGTATGTTTGACGCGCTGCTGAAATGCCTGAAGTTAAAAATGGCACATCAAACTGGGGCAATGCTCGGTTTATTTCTTGGGCAGAGTAGCCGCTTGCAAGGAATCTTTCAAGGTCGCCCTGCGCCTGTGGGTCTGTTCGCCCTGCATTGGCCGCATACCAGTTTTGAATCTCTTGGGCGCGTGCGTCAGCACCACCCGGCAGTTGCGATGCAATGGAGGTGTAGGGCTGCGCCAATGGCTGCATGGGTTGCGCAGCAACAGGTGCGAATGGCGTCTGCTGCGCCACCTCCCCGATGGCCGTGCGCATGGCGTTTTGGAGGTCATTCAAGCCCCAATTGGGCAGGGCTGCATTGATCTCTCTGGCTGTGAATCCGCTGGTGGCCAAGAACCTGTTCAGGTCTGACTGCGCTTGGTTATCAGTGCGGCCCACGTTGGAGTTGTACCACTGCTGGATTGCTTGAATACGGGGGTTGGCTGCACCTGTGGCTGTGCCACCAGAGGGCAAGCCAGCAGCGCCTGTGCCACCGCCGCTGCCCAACAAGCCACCGCCTGCGCCACCGCCCACAGGGGTGGTTGGTCGGGTTGATGTGCCGCCACCGTCACCAGTGATCAGGCCGCCACCAACAACAGTTCTCGGCCCTCCAGCAGCCACCTCTGCCGCTTCTATCCGAGCCTGACGCGCAGCTTCTGCTTGCTGTGCAGCCGCTTGAGTTTCTCTCCAATTTGGCTCGGACCACGGGGCCAAACTTACCGCTGGCTGCACACCCGCCTGATCAAATAAGGCTTGACGTTGTTTGGCTCGGTCAAGCTGTTCTTGCGCTTGGGCCAGCAGCCGTGGGTCGTTCTTTGGGTCTGTGATGCCTTGCGCCGCCAAAGTATCACCAACAGTACCTGGCCCTGCCACAGCAGGCTGCGATGCTTGCCAAGCAATGAATTCACGCTGCTCTGCTGCTGCTCTGGCGGTGTCAATGTCATTTTGACTATACCCAGGGAATGCCGCAGCCAAGTCGCCTGGAGAGTACTTCACCAGCAATGCGTCCAATGCGTCTTGGGTTTGCGGAAGTGCCGCCGCTTCTGCCTGTATTTGCGCTGCTGTTGCCATGGTTAAAGCTCCTTTGCCAGTACAGACCACAGTGGTCTGTACCCTTCATCTTGTAAAAATGTCTTTGCCCAGCCTTTGCGGCCTGCCAAAGTCACTCTGGTGCAACCCACTGACCTGCCCCAGGATTCGATCAATGGCCGCATCCTTGAAAGTTCATCTAGGTCGCCGCCAGCCAAGAAGTAATGCAAATTCTTCAACCGGGGATAGACAATGATTTCAGTCAGCACAATGGACTCTTTGGCTGGCCACACTTGCAGCCTGCTGTCCTTGACCATTTCGAGGATGTCCTCGAAATGGTGTGTGCCTCCAGAGTATTCTAAGGCAGCCTCCACATGGTGGCGCAGTCTCTCCAGATGCTCCAAGTCCATCAGCGTTTACCCATCGCCACAGCCTCAAGCCTCATCACCCCCACCCGCCAGTCGGCCAGCACAGCGCCTGTGACCTTCATGCTGATTTGCCGCCCAGCAAATCGCACGCTGGTGGGGTTGGCTGCGGAGTATGGGCCATATGAGGACTCGTCACCCGTGGGATAGAACCGGGTGGCAAATGACACCACCGCCTCACCCAGCGTCTGCTCATCGGGCACCACCTGGCGCACGCTCATGATGTTGTCCCCGTTGCCAATCTGCACAGGTCCAGACTCGGCATAGATCGTGGCACCGTCATAAGCAAAGCCCACCTCATGCTCGTACACATAGCCATCCACCGACACCATCAGCGGGTTGGTGTAAACACCAGCATGGCTGCCAGCAGTCCGAGCCAAAGTGCCAATCGACCAATGATTCTCTCGGTAATTAAACGTGACATATGAGTCGTTTTCATTGCTGGCTGCGCTGGGGTAGTACCACCAGATTTCACCAAACTGACTATTGTGGACAGCATAGATTTTGGAAGACTGCGCATAGTTGATGTTTTGGAAAACGTAGTCGCCCACATCACTTGGAAGTGGCTTGGCGTAACCGTCATAAATCCAGAATCCCGACTTGCTCATCCAGATGGCGGCAGTGTCGATGGCCGCCACAGACTGCGCCGAGATCAGGCCGCAGCCTGAACCCGCCTTCTCAAAGCCGTAAACGAATGGTGCGCCAACGTATTGCGCCGTGTGGACATCGACATCGGTAAACAGCAGGTTGATGCCCTTCACGCGCTTACCAGCCAACAGTGTGCCGGGTGTTGTCAGTTCGTAGTCGCCAGCCAGGTTGGATGTGCTGGGCGTCCAGTCGGTATTGTTTTCTTGGTCGCACCACTGCACCTTGCGAGGGTTGCCACCAGCGCCAAGGGCAAAGATGATGCGATCTGCTGTGACCATCACGGCCTTGTTGCCTGTGGGCGCGTTGGCAATGGCGGCAGCAATAGTTGGCGTTGCAAAGCCAAGCTGCCACTCGTACAGCTTGCCATCAGTCGATGAACAGGCCACCAAGTACTCACCCCAGGTATCCATAGACCATGTGGTCGCTGGCGTGTTGGAGCCGACATCAGGCCGCGCCACGCCATAGGCGTATGAGCCATATTCTTGTGAGCCATAGCCGATATTCAGCACAGCGTTGGCTGACCCAGCCGTAAACCCTGTTGGCGTGATGTCCTTCAAGACCCCGCCTTGGTTCATGGCGTACAGCTTGGTGTGGGTGCCCAAGGCGATCCAGCGTGTGGCGCTGTTGTCACGCCAAGTCAAAATGCCACGGCACAGCCCAGACAGTTGCGATGTGGACCGTTTGCGCCACCCGCCAACAGGCCGCAGCGTGTTCTCGTACCAGCGCACCAGGTTGGCGTCATACCATCGGCCAGCCGCTTGGTACTCCGTGCCATTTCGGTAGATGCCTGGTGGAAGTTTTATTGGGAGGTACATGGCTTAGACCGTTGGTAGGTTGGATACAAAGCTCATCGTGACGATGGCCGATGGCACTGCTGGTCGTGTTGGGCTGGCGCTGGCAGCGTACTGCTCAATCGACACGCCAACATCAGTTGTCCTCCACATGATCTCCACATAGTCAGTCGCATTCAGGCTCAAGAAATAATTCATGGCCGCAATAGTGTGAAATGGATCTCCAGCACCCTTTCTGGGTGCAAAGCCAAATCGGCTGTTTGAGTTTGCCGCATTTGTGCCATTGACCCGAAACCAAATATCCACATCTTGGGACGCATTTGTCGTATTCGTCAATTGAATTGAAAACTGCAAGTTCCAGATTCCAGAGTCGGCCACAGTAATCCGCGAGTTGCTGGCAATGGTCACGCCATTGGAAAAGTCTGTGGTGTTGAATGTGACCGCATAGGCTGTTGTGGTGTTGGCCGCCACCTGGTCGGTTGAGTCCTGAAAAGCCCCGTGGGGGTTGTTCATAAACTTGCCGCCCCTTGGCCCAAACAGCGCACCCAGCACGCCAATCATCTTGCGAAAGTAGGTGTTCAAGGCACCGTAGTTTTCACTGAAGTGCCTGCGCTCATAGACCTCCGGCGCAAACCCAAGGCTTGGGATTGACGGGGTTTCGAGTTGCTGCTTGACGTTGGCCATGGGTTGATTATTCCAGCTTATGCCATGCTAGAACCTGTCTTACTCACATCGGCCACCCTGCGGCCCCATCCCTTACCGAAAGTTGGCCAGTGGGGCAGGTCCATCAGGAAGGACAGTCGGCGCTTGCTGTAATCGTCAACCAGGTCACCCTCAAACGCCGCCACCGCGGCCAAGGTCTTGGGGCCAATGCCGCCATCAGGCTCGACACCCACACAGGCTTGGAGCCACTTGGCGGCACGCCCTGGGCCACTGTTGACCGCTGCGTCAAACACAGCGTAGTCCACGCCAGCAGGCAGGTCATCACCCTTCACCTTGTCCCAGTACTTCACCTTGTACATCGGGCCAACAATCTCAGGTGTCAGTTCACGCATGACCTTTTCATCCACCTGATGGCCGATCCATTCCTCCCAGACCTTCTTGGTCACGCCCAGGTTGGTCATGCCACCTGGGTCTGCTGGATGGTTCACAAAGCCGCCTTCGTGGTGCAGCACGGCCTTTAGGGCTTCATCAAAGTTGTCTTTCATGTCATCACACCTTTTTAGAAAGCAAATCGGTCTTGGCCTGTGAGCCAGCAGAGGAGCCGAAATAGTAAGAGATGATGCCCGTCCATGCCGTGCCAAGGCTGCCCAGCATCATCAAGATGGCAGGGTTGCTGCTGTCCACCGCGCCATGAAACATCATGCCCATGATGCCAAAAAACCCGACAGTGACAGAGCCAGCCAAGATGGGGGGCATCATGCTTCGGGTGGTGGCCTGCATCTCTCGGGCTGACTTTCGGTCTTCAACTTCCAGCTTCTCAAAGTTGAGGCCAAGCTCTTGCGCCTGCTTTTGCAGTTCGATCTCAGCGATCTTGACCTGGGCGATCTGCTCTGCTGTCAGCTTGTTGTTGCTGATCATGTCGCCCACTTTGTCGGGGTCCACACCGATGGCCTTTGAGATGGCTGACACGGCCATGCCAGCCAGTGGGCCGCCCATCGCCGTGGCAATTGTGGGCGCGATTTGTTTGAGCCAATCCATATCAATTACCCCTTTTGGTTAGCATTGCGCTGGCAATTTCCAGCATGAATTTTACTTGCTCAATGTCCTTGGGCTGCTCTGCCCACCCCACCGTGATCTGGCCCACAAAACGATGTGAGTCCGGTGGGACACTGATGCGGCAGGTATAGGTCACGCCTTTTTCCAAGTACCACAGCCCCACCTCTGACTGCGCATATCTGTACTCACCGCAAGGGATTTCGTTGGTCATCAGCTTGACCACATCGCTATTGTTGGCCGTGTTCTGGCTGAACAGCCCCACATCGATGTCCTCAATCGTCTTGTCCCTGCCATCTTTTGTGTAAGCCTTGTACAGCACCCTGCTGTTGAACAGCGGGTTCACCTTGAACACCGCCACCACCGTTGCCCCTGTTTTCTTGAGCAGCATTGAACTGGCGTCATCTGCCCTGGCCGTGTTGATCTCGGGCAGCTTCTTGGACTCTTTATAGGCATCCCGCATGAACTCTTGGTTTTGCCACATGAAGTACCCGGCAAATGCAATGACCCCCATCAGGATGGCCGCGAACAGTTTGAAGGGACTGTCCACATAGGCCAGCACCTTGTCCAAAACTGATTCAGGTTTCTCGCTCATCTTCGGATGTGCATCATGTAAATGATGATTCCGTAAACTAATAATGCAGCCAAGATGATGCTGGCAATACCGATGGCGATGTACTCGGTCAATTGCTCCATCTTGGCCTTGCGCTGCCTGATGGCTTTGGCCGCAGAATCTTTTTCTTCCCTGCGTCTACGGGCTGCTGCTGCTTGGAACTTCTGCCAGTCGCCCCACATGCCGGGCCTGCCTGCATAAATCATGCGCTCACGCAGTTCAACTTCTTGCGCGTTTAGTTTCTCGAGCGCAAAGAATTCTTCAATGTCGGACCTGTTGCCTTTTTTGGTGACTGCCTCTTGGATTTTTGCTTTGTTGTCAAAGTAGTCAAATACCTTGGAGCCAAGGTCAGACAGTTCCTTGCCGTTTTTTAGTGCGGCCTTGATCACTGCAATGGCTGCGTTTGCAGCCGCGATTTCTGCAAGCATTTACAGCCCCCATACGAATGGCACGATTATGCTTGTGGACCAGACCATAACCCCAACAAGTAGGGCTGCCGCAATGAATGCAACAGCCCAATCTCTCATTTGAGTATCCACATGGCACTGAATATAGTGCCAGCCATTGACAGGATCATGACGCCAGCAGTCTTGAGCATGATTGCTTCAATGCGCTTGAGCCTGGCATTGATCTGGTCATAGCGCAGCGCACAGATTTCTTCGTGCGTTGACAGTCTCGCATCTGTTTTGTCAATCGTTGTCATGGTACTGCTGGGGTGATCGTGTTGGTCGTTGTGTTGGTGCTAGTCACCACAGTTGGTACAGCCGTATTGTCAGTAATAGCACCACCAGCCAAGCGACCACTGTTGCCAGAGTTTTGACCACTGTTTGCTCCAATTGTGTAAGAGCCTGCACCGATCACGCCTGTGCCACTCAAAGTGACATTGGCTGCTGGCGCTTGAATCTGGCTTGCGATGCCGACAAAGGCAGAGTTGGTGCTGACACCCAAAGCTGTGGCATTGTCAGACTGACGCAGCCCCAAGGTGGTTTGCTTGTTGATGGTGTACACCTGACCAAATGTAGGCAGCAGCAAACCTGTCCATTGCAAGGCATAGTCAGCCCAAGACTTGGGGGCATTGATCTGTGCAGACTGCTGTGGGCTTCCCATTTGCAGGGACATGACCGCAGCAACCTTGGCTGTGGTGTCGCCTTGCTTGGCGATGTCAGCAAGGGCTTGGTAACGTGCCGCTTGGGCCGCTGCTTGAGCTTTGTGGGCGTCAGCGTAGGCTTGGTACTCGGCAGTGGCGCAGCCCGTCAGAAACAGGGCGCAGACGGCGATGGCAAGTAGTTTCATGGTTGCTCCTGTTGGTAGTCCATTGACCCGACCGGCGCACTCAAGTCGGGATTCTTGATGATGTTGAAGATGCGAGTGTTGTCTTCCAGCGCCATAAACTCATGTGGCTCACCGGGCCGGAAGTTGAGGATTTGCCCTGCTACAGCCTCCAGCTCCCAATCATGGGAATACGCTTTGATCTTGCCCCGCGCCACGATGGTGATGTGTGCGTTGCTTTCAGCGTGGTTATGCTTTGGCAGCAAGTCCCCCGCCTTTTCAAAGTCATACATTGCCCCTTGAAGAGAGCCAAGATTTTCCAAAGGCTTAACCGATAACATTTGGAGCCGCTCCGGGTGCAGTGACGTCTGATTCAGGAATCACAACCCACGAAAGAGTGGCTTCATCCCAAACATAGTATGGCGGATTATTTGGCACAGGCATTGGGACCGGAGCTTCCCAAAAATATGAAAAGCTGTTCAAAACCCAAGACGGATACGGTTGAGGCGGAGCAAAACCCTCTCCCTCTGGGCCATTGGGTAGCCAAATGTAGCCAATCCCGGCAAAGTTTTTGCGAAAGGCTTTGGACTGATCTGGATCAGGCGTGTCAGTGTTCGGGATGTAGTAAATACCACCCCGTGTGTTGTAGCTGGTTTGGAAGAAACTGGCAGGGTCACCCCAATTGCCGGTATCAATTTCCGCTTGGTCGATGACCAGCACGCGCTGGACAATGTTGTTCTCGTCGATTTGGGCAAATTGGCTCATGCTGTAAATGTCCCAGATGAAGTAAAAGTGTGGTACGTGTAACCGCCAGCCGATGTGACTGTGCCGCCCGTTCCTCGCTGTGCGCCAGCATAACGAAGGATGACAATTCCAGAGCCACCGGCTGCGCTGGCACCGCCGCCACCGCCGCCACCTGAATTGGCCGCTCCGGGAACAGCGGTTCCTCCGTTTACATATTTGCCTGCGCCACCGCCGCCCGACCCACCAGAGCCGCCTGCATTATAAATTGAGCCACTTCCGCCGCCACCCCCGGCATATGTTGTACCGTTCAGCCAAGCAGAGCCGTTTCCACCGTTGCCACCAACGCTGAAGTAGATCGCATTACCACCAACTTGGCCTGCGCCACCGCCTCCGCCACCGGCACCATCGTTAACACAACAACCCGTTGCTTCCCACGTTGTGCCGCCTTTATTTCCCTGCCCCGCAGTTCCGTTTGCCCCTTGCCCGGGCGGACCAACGTGAAAGTTTCGACCTCCTCCGCCAGAGCCACCAACGCTTGGAGCATATCCGTTTGCCTGCCCCCCTCTACCACCTCCAATTGAAGTGGCGGACAAAAATACAGAATTATTTCCACTTGCCGTTGCCGCGCCTCCGCTGCCAACAGTTGCCGCATACCCCGTACCCGGAGTTACAGCGGTCGCAGAAGTGGCTAGGTATCCTCCCGCACCGCCGCCACCAGAGCCGGGGTCATACGGTGTTTGACTACCGCCACTGCCGCCGCCAGCAACGACAAGGTATTCAACGTCATACGTTGGCGGCACGAACGAACGCTGGTTCTGAAAAACAGCTTGAAGTGCGCCACTCATGTCAAACCACTCCCAGAAATGAGCCACTCAGTCGATGTGACCTTAATGCAGGTTGCTGATCCGTTGGCCGCTAAAGTGCGTGACCCTGTTGTGCCTGCTGGCGATAACCGCATCGTGTCCGTTGTAATGGCAATCGTCACCACACCAGCGCCATTTTGGTTGACAAAGGTGATGGCCGTGCCAATGGGATAGGCAACAGAACTGTTAGCGGGGATTGTGAAAGTCCTTGCCGTGGTATCCGCAGACGGGTGGAAGATGTGCTTACCCGAATCAGCAAGGACCAGTGTGTAAGCTGCGCTCTTGCTGTTCTGAGGGATGTTCAGAAAACCGACAGAGTTTGTGCCATCCACCGTACAGTTGCTCAAAGTTCCAGAGGTGGGTGTGCCAAGCACTGGAGTCACCAAGGTTGGGCTGGTTGCAAAGACAATAGCACCACTTCCTGTTTCGTCTGTCAAAGCTGCGGCTAAGTTGGCAGAAGATGGTGTCGCCAAAAAGGTGGCAACACTGGTTCCCAATCCAGACACACCAGTGGAAATTGGTAGTCCAGTGGCATTTGTTAATGTGGCGCTTGAAGGCGTGCCCAATGCAGGGGTCACCAGTGTCGGTGAGTTAGACAGCACGTTGCTGCCAGTACCTGTGCTGGTGCCAACACCCGTACCGCCCTTGGTGACTTTGAGCAATGGACCCGCATCAAACAATCCGTCAATGGTGTCCAGATCGGTGTTGATCTTGGTGCCCCATGTGTCTGTGGACGCGCCCACCTCGGGCTTGGTCAGTAATAGGTTGGTCGTGGTTGTATCAGCCATTTTTCACCTCATGCGGCAATTTGCCAAGATTAATTATTACCCGTAACAGGTGTCCAGGTTTCGCTGGTGTCCCCGATGGCCGACCATGTTTCTGGTGTGTCGGACTCTGCTTCCCATTTTAGGCGAGCATTCACAACCATGGAGGACTGCGCTGCTAGTACCAGCGCAAATGACTGTCTGCGAATGGCCTCCACCACCATGGCTGACTGACTCTCCATTGTTGCACCGCTAGAGCCGATGATGGTGGTGCCCACAGTCAGCACGCCAAAATCTTCAATCAGTATTTGAATCAATGGCACGCGCACAGCATTGATGGCCATGGTGCTGGCGTCTTGGGCTGTGGCGCTGGCAATGGCCACGCGCAGGGCCGCTATGCTGGCGCTGGAGGCCGATGCAGCCTCTGCTGCACCTATGGCATACCGCACCGCATTGGTGGCCATGCTGCTGGTGGCTGAAACCGTAATTGAAGGGGATGTTGTTCTTACCGCAGCGACAGACGCCCCACTAGAGGATGCCACCGCAATAGCAGCATCCTCAACCAAGTTGGCAGACACAGCCGCTGTGCTGTTTGCAGAAACAGAAAACGCACCAAAGGTGGTGCGTTTTGTATCAACCACCAGAGAACTGGTGGCCGAGAATGTCACGGCCCCAAGGCTTACGCCGTAGGAATATTTGCCTTCACCGTAAGGGCCAAGACCATATGCAGCCATGTCATGTCAGGGTAACGTCAAGGTCGCCAGCCGGGATGCGCAGCACATCGCCATCGTTGATGGTGCGTGCTGTACTCAAAGCCGCCCAGGCCAACATGTTGCCGCTGGTCGATGCGTCAAAAATCGCAGCCCAGCCGATGGACCCCCAATTGCCTCCCGATGCAGCAGCAAACTCAATCGCCGCTGCGTTGGTGGCCGTGGTGGGGCTGGTGCCCGACACGCTGATCGTGCCAGTAGCCACTCGGGCGTAGCCGTTGCCGGACACCTCAGTGCCACCACCCGTGTCAGAGGGTGCAGCCGTGAACAGGCCCACATACCAAGCTGTCGGACGGGTGGCCGTGTTGGTGGTCAACAAAAAGTTGAGAACCAAATTTTCGGTGTAGTCGGTAAAAGATGACATGGCTCAGTTCCTTATCCAAAAGTTTTTGCTCGGGTCAACAGTGTGCCCCCAGATGACGCACCCCGATCATCGGCTGTACGCAAATCATTCAAGGCACGCTCGTACAGCGTTGCCCATGTCTGAATTCTCGCATCATCTTGCAGGTAAGGCGCAGCTTGAAGCAGCGCACCGTACAGATAAATGTCAGGGCTGGAGGTCAAAAGCCAATTGCTGGCCACAGTGCTTGATAACTTCGTCAACTTTGCAAAATAGATCAACTCGGCTGTGTAGGCGGCATCGGGTGTTGGGCTGATGCGGAATTGACCACCGACCACGCTGAAGAACCTGGGCCGACCGCTGGCCGTGTAGTGTGACCGTGCAGCGTCCATGTCATCAATCGACAAAAACGACAAAGGGGTCAGGGGGTTGGTGCTGGTCAGCTTCAGCGACTTGGTTTCCAAAAAGTCAGCAGGCACAGCGCCATATTCAGAATCAAAAGACGCATTCGCACGCACGATCATCTGCCGGGTGCGCAGCGTGCGTTCAATCTGCGCTTCGGCCAAGCTGATGAAGTCAGGGATTGTGGTGGTCAAATCTGTACGATTTAGCCAGTCTGCAATCGATGCCTTTAATTCTGTGTAGGTTGTCAGTGCCATCAGACTGCCTTTATTTCTTTCATCACCCAGGTGTGGTCATGCTTGAATTCAAAAGTCCCGATGTGTCCGATCTCTTTGGAGACATCGTGGTCTATCCAGATTTTAAAGCCAGCAGCGGCTGCTTTTTGGCAGAAAAAAACATCCTCACCAATGTAGCCTCTTTTGTCCATGCGCCATGGTGTCTCGAACCAAGGCTCGGCCAGTGCCGCAAATACATTGGCCTTGATCAGCATCACGCCCATCCCCACAGACCCCACCTCTTGCAGCCCTGTGGACTCTGGCATTGTCCAGACCAGTTCCCTCTCGCCATTCTCTTTGTAGAGTTGCGCCGTTGGGCCAGTGGGCATTCTACGCCGTGCGCAGTTGGTCGCCACAATGTCGAGGTCATGCTTGAGCAGTCGCTCAATCATGTCTTGCGGAAACCTCATGTCAGAGTCAATGAACAGGATGTGGCTGCAACCCTCTTGCATCGCGTCCAGCGACAACTCGGCCCTTTGGTTGGCGATAAGGGTGCCTTGGCTGATCTTGAGGCTCACAGCGTCATTGGTGTTCAATGTGTGATACGCCACCATGTTCACCAGGTCGTAGCTGTACATGGTGTGAACCATGTCCCGTGCTGGTGTGCAGACTGCAATGTAGTTGCTCATACTTTCCCAGGTCGTGTTCTAAAAAATTGATTGTCGGAGTCGTTCAACCAGCGTTTCATGTACTCCTGATCATCAATCTTGCCCTCGGCCTTCATCTTGTAATACAAGGCTTCAGGAATGCTTGCGACCAAGTGCCATTCACCCGTCCAATTGGCTTTCTCGTCAACTGCATTGTAGATGGCTTTGTTGGCCTCGACCACCGCTGTCACATCTTGCTCTGTCTCAATCGTCACATCGCCAGTTTCAGCGTTCTCATGCCAGTAGCGTTTGATTCCTTGATCTTTGTTTTCGTTAAATAGTCTTTTGTGAATCATCTTAAAAAAAAGGCCAGGTTTCCCTGGCCTTTTCCGTTGGTTTCAAATCAAGAAGTTACAAGGTCAGCGGCCAAGCCGTGAGCATTTTCTGCCAACACCTTCAAGCCAAACTCGACCAACAACATGCGCTTGTCAGCATCGCCTGTTTTAGCCAATTCGATCTGCTGGTAAGGACGCAGCACGGTCATCTTGGCGTAATCAGGATCAAGCACAAACGCATCACGCTCTCGTTGGAATCTGTTCGCAATAACACTTACGTTCCCAAAATCTGAGACATAAATATCTACAGCGCCAACTAAAGTAGCAGGTTTTGCACCGCCATCAATGTTGAAACGTGAAGATGCAATGCCAGTGAAACCAGAAACGCGCTGCTTGTTGACAGGGCCAACCATCAGGATTTTTGGTGTTCCACCAGCAGTCCACACTTTCTGAATCACATTCTTGAGAATGGTTTCAGTGAAGGTGCGCACGGTGCCATCTGTACGGGCAGTGGATGGCAGGGTGGTGTAGGTTGGGCTTACACCGTTGGTGGTGTCAAAGTCAATGTTGGTCTTCAAGAAGGCCGTCAAAGAAGCTGTTTTCCGCGCTGTGGTCGAATCACCAGCAACTGCACCAGTGTTGGACAGCATGATGAACTCTTGGTCACGCTTCAACTCAGAGCCACGCTTTGCGATCTGGTAAGCCAGTTCACTTCGGCGGCCTGCCTTGTTGACCACTTCTTCAGTGGCTGACAAGACGATAGTCTTGCGGCTGATCTGGCAATAGTTCTGCACGCGCACAGTGGCAACGACAGAATCAAAAGTGCCAACATCATCACCTTCAAGCTGGGCATTGGCAGCAGCGGCTGCAAGCGTATCTGTTTGGAATTCAAACAGAGTGTTAGACACGCTCTCACGGCCAATGTTGGACATGAAAGGCGTTTCTTCGGGTGCAATGTTTGTGATCACATTGGACAGGTCTTCACGAATACCCTTTGCAGAGTAGGTCGTAAACGTGTTTGCTACGATAGTCATTTGGATTACCTCAGTAAAAGTTCAATTGCAGAAGCCGCATCATCGACACGGCCAGTTTTTGCAAGACGCTGCTTTGCCCTCGTACTCTCAGTAGTTGTCGAAACCCGTCCCGCTGCACCAGGCTTGGCAGGTCGTGGGCCATTGTTCACAACAGGCTTGATGCCTTGGCGCTTGCTCATCATCTGGTCGTACAGCCCTGCCTTACGCAGGAGCAACACCAGACGGTGGT